CTATTTCCTGTATTGGTAATTGCTCCAGCAGCCAAATCTGCCGCCTTTCTTTGAATTTGGTTTAATCTACCAGCACCCCAGTCAACACTGTGTGTTTCTGATAAATTTGGTTGCATTGGTAGACATATAGTTTCCAATTTTGAACCTAATCTTGATTTTGTAGTTGCATTTCTTTTTCGAGCATAAGTATATCTTGTTATTTTAATATAATCATATCCAAATTCAGAAACATCATAAATGGGATATTTTAATATACCTGAGCTGACAGAAGATCCAGTATTTGATCTCACATTTTCCCTAGTACTCAATCCTGGTTCTAAAAGACCTAATTCTGAGTCTAATTCAAATCCTCCTTCACCAAAAGTTGGTCTTCCAGTAGGTTCACCAGTTATTGTGACATTGAGTATTCTTTGAAATTCAGGTGTAAAAAATCCCTCAGTTACACCAACTTGTGTTAGTAGTTCTGCACTTCCTCTACAACCTACTAATGGATCAGCATTACTTGCTTCACATGTTCTTTGAGCTGCTAATATTGCTTCATTTGGTAAAAGAGCATAACTCTGATTATTTAATGTATTGGGGTCCTTGGGTGCAGGGTTTAATGTTCTATCAAAAGCGGCGTTAAATGCTTTTGATTGGTTAGGACCTTTAAAAACATCTCCAGCAAAAATGTCAGGGTCAGATCCATCATTATTACCCCCAATAATATTAGGATCATTAATTATATTAAGACTTCTCTTCCTCAATTCTTGTTCACGTAATCCACCTATAAAAGGTGTCTGTGTCCTAAAGAAGTCAGGATTATTAAATATAAATGGGGACTGAAGACCTAATGGTCCAATTTTACCAGAGGGACTTCTTGGAAAAGTGGTGTTTCCTTCAAAAATTTCTGGATTAAAAAATCCTATTTGGATAGGTTTATCATTAGCCCCTGCACCCTGATTGATAGGTTTTGTAGGGTCTTTCTGTAAGTAAAGAACTGACGTACCTGTATCAGGATCCACACCAAAAAAGAATTGGTCACCATAACGAGTGGTTAGATCAGGTATTGTAAAGAGATCTTCAGGATTAGGTTTACCTATTTTACCATCAATGATCGCAACCATTTTCCATTACTGATAGTTCAATTATTTATTGTAAAATTCTGATATGGAATTGACCTAAGAGTTTTCAACTCCAAATCATTTACAGGATGTAAATATCCAATGACTTCTACCCAGTTATAATTTCTAAATCCTGGCCAATGATAGTTTAGACCCCTAAATCCCCATTTGAAAATACCTACACATGCAATAAGGGGGAATTGATCATACTCAACTCTTGGAGTAGAAGCCTTGTATATAAATGTATAATAATTACCTGGTTCTGGTATAAGAACTTGATCTTTGAGTATGGTTATAATCTCTAACATCATATCATCAGGATTTGTTAGAGAGAGAATACGATTTACATCATTCTCAGTAAATCTTGTATCAACTTTCTTTTCTTCTTCATTTTCTTTAATTTCTTCTTGTTTTTCAATCAGAAAATCATTACCTTCAAATATGTCATCATTGTCCATTACTTTCTCCTACGTTTTCTGGGAGCTGAAATACCAAGATCATGTTCTGTCAAAACTTTGAATTGAATTCCATTGTCTTTAGCAAAACTTTCTCCTGCCTCCCATTTTGCTTGATTTACTGCATATGTCTTACACTCATTGATATAACTTTTGGTTACCCTTGATGGTTTTTTGGGTTCAACACACTGTTTGGCAGGTTTGATTTCAATAATGTATCTACAAATTCTACCATCCTGATGTCTTATTTGAACAATACCATCAGGATAATATCTATGAACTTTCTTATCCACTGGACTAACATAAGGTATTGAAAATTCTTCTGAAGCATATTTTAAGACAGCATCATTTCTATCACACCATTTTAAGAAATGAAGTTCCCAACTACTTCTATAGATAATGTTTCTTGCATCACCCATATATTTTTCGGGGTTCTGTGGATGAAATCTACCTTGATGATACTTTGAACCCTTAGGCATCATTTATACATAGTATTACAGTATAAAAATATTTAGATGGCTGGTGGACGTATCAATAGAATAAAAACATCAGAACTAAAGAGTAGAATATTAAATCTTGCTCAAACATCTGTATACCAAGTAAAAGTTCAACCACCAATAGATGTAATATCGTATCTTAATCAAGGTGATAGGACATTTAATTATTTTGCATCTGGTCAAACAGTGGAAATAATGTGTGAAAAGACATCACTACCTGGAATTAATTATTTTACACATGACGTAAATAATGATTTTCCAGGTATGTCAGAAAAAATGGCATATAGAAAAGATTTTGATAATACCATTGATTTTGAGTTTATGGTAGAGAAAAATTATGATGTTGTTGAAATGTTTGATGGGTGGGTAGATTTTATTGCTGGTCAGGGAACTGCCCAAGATCCTTATATTAAAAATTTGGCTGTAGCATATAGAATGAGATTTCCTGAACAATATAAATCTGATGTTCACATTACTAAGTTTGAAAAAAGTAATATAAGAGAACCTTTATCAAGAGAATTAGAATATACCTTCGTGAGTGCATTTCCACTATCTATTTCTCCAGTAGAAATAAATTACAATCCAAGTCAAATACTTAAGTATAGGGTTTCAATGTCTTATACAAGATATGTAAAAAAACGAATATTTAGTTGATAAATAATATCAATGATAATGTTTTAAATCATGCCATTACCTACGATTGCAACTCCTGAATATGAGTTGGTATTACCTTCAACAGAAAAAACAATAAGATATAGACCATTTCTTGTAAAAGAAGAGAAATTGCTTGTTCTCGCACTAGAAAGTGAGGATAGTAAGCAAATTACTCAGGCGATTAAAACGGTGCTTAAGTCTTGTATTTTAACAAGAAATATAAAAGTTGAAAAACTTCCTACATTTGATATTGAATTTTTATTTTTAAATATTAGATCAAGATCCGTAGGTGAAGAGGTGGAGGTGATGATTATTGCCCCAGATGATAGAACAACAGAAATTAAGGTATCAATTGATCTTGAAGATATTAAGGTGGTGAAATCTGAAGATCATAATAAGACGGTTAAGCTTGATGAAACACTTTTTATGGATTTAAAGTATCCATCACTTGATCAATTTATCTCTAATAATTTTGATATTGGTTCAGAAACTAATATCGATCAATCATTTGAACTCATTGCTTCTTGTATTGATAAAATTTATAATGAACAGGAAGTATGGGACACTGGTGATGTAAGTAAAAAGGAAGTTATTGACTTTTTGAATCAGATGAATTCCTCACAATTTAAAGATATTGAAAAATTCTTTGATACTATGCCAAAATTGTCTCATACTATTGAAGTTGTTAACCCCAATACAAAAGTAAAAAGTACTGTCGTTTTGGAGGGTTTATCCAGTTTTTTCGTATAGGAATGATCCATATGGATCTGGAGAGTTATTTTAAATTAAATTTTGCACTTATGCAGTATCACAAATACTCTCTGACTGAAATTGAAAATATGATACCTTTTGAAAGGGACATTTATGTTACTCTATTAAAACAACATTTAGAAGAAGAAGAAGAAAAGCAAAGGGCAAGACAAAATGGCTAGAGATCCCAAACAACTAAGAAAGGCTTACGAATATAAGTTAGGTAAGGATCTTGCCGGTAAATTAAGTGATGCTCAAATTTCTGAGTTGTCAAAATACTATAACTCACTAACCGCAGATCAACAAAGCACTGTTGATAGTGAAATTGTTATGGGTAAAGGGGAGTTTTTAGATACTGCCAGGTCAATGGCAGATCCACTCAAATATCCTAGCAATCAGTCATCACTTCCAGAATCAAAAGAAGAAGAAACAAAGCAGGTATCGGAAAAATTACCAAAGATTTCAAATCAGGAATCCGAACCATCAGAAAAACCAAAAATAAATATATCAACTCCTTCAAGTACATTAAAAAAGGTATTAGGAGAAGATGTAAAAGATTCTAACGTAAAAACTGTTAATAAAAATACCACTGACAAGGATTTAAGTGTAAGTGGGCAGGAAAATTTTAATCAAGAAGAGGCATTTTCTGAAGAAGATAAGATTATATTTGATAAGATTGATGAACTTTTAAAGGATGGAGAAGGTGATGAGACTTCAAATTATAAAACGGAAATTGATAGTTTAAAACCATTAGAGAATGAATCTGAAATTTCTTCATCTAATAAAAAAGAAGAAGAAGTTTCTGATGATGAAGAAGTATTTAAAAGACTGGATGAACTTTTAGTAGATATTAAAAAAGAGACAGATTCTTTAGAATCATATGCAGATAAAGTAGATA